CGCACAGACTCTTATCGAGCTCCTTCAAGCCGCTGTCGGTGAAGAAGGTGATACAGAAGACGGTGACGAAGATGTCACAGATGAGCTTGAAGCTACTGACGAACTTGAAGTTGCTCCTGAAGAGGACAACGAAGGTGAGCCAAAGGCACAGACAACTCATGTCGATACTGGTGAAAGCAACAAAGTTGGTAGCGTTGACGGCTTAGGTGGTCAAAGCTCCGGTACTGGTGATGGTGGTAAGTCCGCTGATCAGCAGAAGCTTAATGCAGCTGTTAAAGACGGTAAGAGTAACAAAGTTGGTAACCTTGCAAAAGGTCAAGCCGCTTTCGGTGATCTTAAAGTTGAGCCAGCTAAGAAGGCTTAATTCAATCAACTAAATAAACTTACAAAGACTCATGTGAAAGCATGAGTCTTTTTTTGTATTATGCATAAGAGGGCATAAATATATGTATGGTAACCTTCAGAGAGTATTATCAAGGCGACAACACAATGAACGCCAATGCGGTATCTGCACAAACAGGTGGTAAGAGCATTATGCGTACAGGTCGCAAGCATGAGAACTTGAAGCGAAAAGAGTATAAGCATAAGTGCCCACATGTTACAAACCTTATTAATGGTGGTGCAGGTCAAATTACACTAGCTGGACCAATGCTTGATCAAGCATTACAACTATATGGTATGGACTTCCAACCTGGTGTAACTAACGGTATTGGTAATTCACAGGTTGAGCTTCAGATGTTCGAAGACGAAGAGGGTCAGCCAATTGGTATACTTAAAAAGAAAGCTGAGTAATGGGTTGTAATCAAGACAGATTAAATTGTACACCTGAAGAGATCATGGCTGCAGCTGCAGCACCTTGCGGTCAATTCTTAAAAGGTGACAATATGCAAGCAGAGCAACATGTCTTTGATATGGCATACAATGACTTGATCAACAACTTCGGTATTGAAGTTAACTATTATATTAAGCCATTTAACCTATCTGCTGCTAACATGCTTTATGGAGAGCATCCAACAGCTGTCTATTCTGCTGCTTCTGGTATGCAGATGTATGTAGAACTTTCACAAGATGCATTAGCCCTTTCACAGTTTGGATTTGATCCAGGTGATGAGTTTACAGGCTTTGTACACATTACAACTTTCCAGAGGCAGATGAGCTCTAATGATGCTTATGCTTCTATTGATGATGCAGAGCCTAAATCAGGAGACCTTATTGAGTTAACTGGGTTAGGTTGTGATAGACCAGGTGGACGTGGTGCAAGTATCTATGAGATTACAGAGCGTAGAGATGAAGACATTGGCTCTATTAACCCACTTCTCGGCCACTATGTATATCGTGTACGTGCTAAGCGTTATGAAAACTCATTTGAGCCTAACGCTCCACAAGAACCAGCAAACGAGCAAGTGTATGATGACTCAGAGTTTGGCACACTAAGTACAAACATTAGTGCTGATAGTGTTGCTGATGCTAAGACATATAGCTGGGATGTTGATACAGAATCTCAAAATGAAGTCTTCGACATGGATGCAAATGATAACAACATCTACGGAGACTATTATTAAACTTTAAAGTATTAGTCATAAAAAAGCCAGAGAAGATATCTTCTCTGGCTTTTGTTTTTATAGGTATGACTACCTCTTTTTCTTACGATTCTTCCTAGCAGCTGCACGACTACTCTCTGAAGGTGTAGTTTCAGCTTGTTGTGTAGGAGGTGCTTGCTGTTGAGCTGGCTGACGTTCAGGTTGTAAGAGCGACTGAACGATACCATCTACATCAAACATCTGTGATATATCATCATATGGACACTCGTGAATAGCGCCTGTGAAGTTATAATCATGTAAGAAAGAGTCAATAGTACCCTGTGGAAATTCAACTGGTGGTTTGAAGTTTGAATGTGATTCATAACCAAATAGCTCTGGCTGTGTAGCAATCCATACAACTGTTGCTGACTTACCCATTGCCGCGGCTGCATGTTGGAATGATGAGTCAACAAAGAGGCAACGATCAGCGAAGCGGATAAGGTTAAAGAGATTCTTCTTTGGAACAACCTTTTCGTATCGAATTACACCATCAAGCTTGTGGTGGAAGTCGTAACATACATGGATGATCTGATAATGCTCTTTAAGCTGGTTAACGATATGCTGTGCAACCTCTGGATGAATATCACGTACCCATGAGTAAGGGTCAGCTTGATGATCTTTACCAGGTCCTCCAAATGGTTGGAAGAGTAGAATAGGCTTGGTCTTAGGAATAGCAGCAAGCTCTGGATCAATATAGTTCTTCTCACGCATGTTCATTGGTAGCTGAGGACCTTCACCCTTATAC